TTCTTTGTCAAGGGTTTTTCTGTCTCTTTCTTCTCTTTTTCTTTCTTAACAGGAACAGGGACCGATTCTACCGGTCCCAATGCCGTAATCAATTCATCAAGCTTGCCCATTTGTCTCCTGTGCTTCCTGTGCTTCCTGTTCAATCCTCCACTGTGCGATTGTTGACATGAACTGTCTCCACCTATGCAAAAACTTCACACCTTGAAGTTGTATAATGGCTGAATCCCCGCCATCACTCATATGCATCTCATCGAGTTGACGACAAAGTTCCCCGTGAGTATTAAAAAACGCGAACCAACAATCCTCGCAATTCCTATGACTAGGTTGGACATGTAAATCAAGCCTATGCCCACAAGCCTTCACGACAGGAAGATGGCACGTTTGCCTAGCCGGAAGAGCCGGTGCAGGTACAGGAACAGGTTCATCACCTACCGGAACCCCGTCATGCTCAATAAGAGTGCCCTCTGAGTCCACAATGTCATAAGTCTTTTCAGTTGGCTCATTCATAGCACGTCACCACAACTTAGGAATTCAGCAAGGCGGCGGGCCACATTATCTACAGCGTTATCAATTGTTGTCTCAATCTCTATAAGGAACTCATCATCTGCCGTCAGCTTAGGGTCAATCATACCGTACTTCTGCAAGAGCATTTCCTTCTCTACTGGATTCTTGGCTTCTTTAATCTCTTCGACAGCCAAATCATATTTCTGTTCCATGGTATTCCTTTCATTGTTTGATGGTGGTAAAATATTTTGGTACTGGGCTAATACCTCTTCCTACCAGTATTTCGCCAATAATCTGTTCTAGTTCGGACCGTTCTTTCTGGATAAACCGTAAACCAGTTTCCGAGAAGTATGTTCTGTAAAATACATCTTTAAGAGCATCTATAGGACTTGGTGCCAAATCTTTCCTGTTAAATACATCCAATCCATCCTCTATGGCGTTCTCTACATCACAAAAGAAATCTAGTGCGGTAGGTCTTGCCTGATTGACCGGACTAGGTGTTTTGCGTACCGGCTCCCCAATGGCTAGTGAACTTCTGCACCGGAGCATAGAATAGTGACCCTCAATAGGTTCTGGGTATGCATATGGGTCGCCCAAAACTTCGTCAAAGGCCCTCTTATTTTTTGCGGCTCTTTCTTCTGCGCTGCTTCGTTTTTTCTTTCCCACTTGTTTCGCCCCTTGCCGCATTGAACACGGCCAACTGTTTGATTCGTGCCTTCGTTCCTACTCTTCCGGGAGCGGTAAAAACTTCCTTTCCCAGTGCAACCGTGTATGGATTATGTTCAAAGTATAACACAGCATTACGCAATCTGTCAAGGTTATCGTTAAAGATTGCAATCGCTTTGTTACATTGCCAGCACAACAATCCTCTCAAGATTCCAGAAGTGTGACAATGTTCGGTTGCAAGGATTAGTTTCATTCCTTTCTTGTTTACAGATCGTTTGCATATAGCACAACAGCGTCCTTGATACTCGTACACTCTATTCCATTCTTCCAAATTTGTGTGGAATTCACGCCTGAGTCTGGTATCCTTTGCCCGTTCCTGCGCCGTCATTCCTTCTCCTGCTTAAAATATCCCAAATCAATAATGACCGGGTTGTAGTATTTATCTCCTACAGCTATGTTATCATAATGAACATCATTATCATCTAGTGGGCAAATCGCATCTACAAAACCTTTGATGAGACGCGCTATGACCCGTTTAGCCTCCTCTGGGAAGTTGAACGGCTGATAAAAATGAAGGGCAATGATTCCGGTTTGCTGGTCGAAGTAGTAAAGCTTCGGCATGAATTTGCGCAAGGACTCATACTTCTTGTACTTGTTTATCCTAAGAATGGCTTTATATTCGTTAAATGCATGTGTCCTTGCCTCGGCGTCAGATACAGGGCATTCATTGTATGTTCCCTCTTGATGGGGAATCTTTAGCACCATCGGAATTCCGACGACTTTGTACACGTCTCGGTAAAGACTTTCATCGTTACTAATTTTCCTCAACCTTAAACCTAGCTCTTTGATTTCCTTTAGAGAGCTAGGCTTGTATGCATTGAGTAGCCGGATTGTGCTTTTAAGGCTCATATTGGAATTTCCCCTGTAAGGTCTTCGTATGTCCCTTTTGCTGCCTCTTTCAGTGCATCTAGTGGCATCACATCAGTCTTGGGCTCAGAGGCAGTCTGTAGCACTCCCTTGCCAGTGTTAAGCATGGACTTGACCTTCCCCTCATTCAACTTGCTGAAAGTGCTTGTAGCCCCGTCAAACCATACCTGTGTCTCGCCGCCAGCGCTGTATCGAGAGATAGCACAAGTGATCAGAGTCTCTGGTGCATACGTCACATTGCTTTCAACGAATGCCCCGGTCTTGAGAGTGTTCTTGTCAATGCCTCCGATACGAAGTCGATTCAAGATCAACATTCCGTCACTGTCTTTGGCAATCTGTGAGGCTCCATCTACGCTTGAAACGCTGGTTAGATTATTCTCTCCCACTCTGTGTGGCTGAAGAAGGCGCACCACCTGTACGTGATTATCCTTTCCTATGTGTGCGGTCCTCTTGCTGATTTCTGACAGCCACTCGGTTCTATTGCGGGTACCCTTCGTAAGATCGCACATGAGTTGAAGATTGTCCAACATGATCCATTTTACACCATAGCGTCGGATAACGTCAATCATCAGTTTGTAAATCTCATCCATCGTGGTAAATCGTGGATAGCAGAAATAAAGCGTTCCGTCTCGGTTAGCTGCCATCGCTTTGACACCGGGGATTGCATTCTTGAATAACTGCGTAAGCTGTGCCGCTTCCTCTGGAGTCTTTGGCAGGTTGTCTTGAACCTGAGCCTTATGGCTGATCCAGCTACGCGCCATCTTTGCGCGGGTCATCTCCGCACAAATGATGATCCCATCGTCTCCATAGGTGTCAACCATGTACTCGATAAGGTTCATGCCAAATTTGGTCTTACCAATCTTCTCCTCTGCGAGAATGTCAATGCAATCTCCTTCGTCAAATTGGATAAGATCGGATATTAACGGCCAAACGTATTTCTGCCCCGCTCCCTTGCCGTCTAGTTCTTCTGTAAATTCGTCTAGTGCGTCTGTTGCCGATGAGACTCCATCCACATCAAAGAGCGTAGCTTCCGTCTTAAGCGTTTCAAATAGCTCGGATGTGCCTCCCCCACTGACAAACCATTCATTAAGGTCTTTTCCGTTGCGTTCAATCCCTTCTTCAGTAATAACTTTGAAACTGGGTAGTTGTATTTTCCAGCATCGTTCAATGCCAATGCGACCGGCAAGTGCTTGAGCCGCTCTTTGCCCCACCTTGTCCGAATCATAGCAGACATAAATCTTCTCCAATCCTAACTCATCCAAACGAGTAATCCACTCAGCTTTCTTAATGTTCGCCCCCGGTACACCGCAGATGCGGAGAATACCGTGGTCAATCGCCGCAATGCAATTCGCCTCACCTTCTACTAGAATGATATCAGGAATTCCTTCTTTCAGCACATCGCTATTGTATAATGTACTGTCCCATCCCTTTGGTGCTGCAAAGTCCTTTGGAACTTTCTTCAAATCCTTTGGGTCTGGGAGAGTCCTAAAGTGAGCCCAGACAGTGTTGCCATTGACTAGATACGGATAAACAAGCGCCCGCACGTCGCCCGTAGACTTGAAATAGTGCGTTGTCAGTCCAAGCTTCTGTTGCTTAACAATGTTTAATGAGAACCCTCGAATGTTGCATAGGTAATCGATAGCATCATCGTCGGCCAATAGAGCCGTGTGACAAGCCTCGGTATCCGGTAGAGGGTCAATCTTCTTTTCTGCGCCTGCCCAATCCTTCTGTGAACTTACCCCCGGAATTACAAGTCCAAGGTACTGCTTCAAGGCATACAGGTTGCCAGATTTACCGCAACGCTGGCAGAGATACAAACCATCTCTGTTCTTTTGTTCGTCGTTAGCCCCGTGAATCTCCATGTAGCAGTGGTCTTCTTTGCCGCATTCTTTGTGAGGGCATTTGTTGAGAACTACTTGCTTATCACTGACTACCTTAAAATTCCATCCTTGTGATTGGATAAACTGTAGGGCAGGACTGCCCTGAAACTGCTCTGGAATGTTTGACATTTATCCTCGTGTGTTCTGCAATCCTATCAATGCTAATCTAACCAATCCCTCAAGATACAACGGCACATCATGCGGAATAGCTATGGAACTATGAACAAGGGTCCAGTGTCCTGCCACATCATCGGTAAGCATGTTGTCCCAAGTAAGTAGCTGTTCCTCAGTTGGATACGTGATTTGTTTTTTCACTTATTGTCTCCTTCTAAAAACTTATTGCTGACAATCTTCAACTGACAACGTCCAACTCCGCGTTGGTGACGTTCCTTAGCAGTCTTGATTACAATCCCCTCTCGCTTGTTCTTAGCGCCAGATACAGTAGACTGACCATCCACAAAGGTCTTAATCTTCTCTAAGTCATACGGACCCTGATAAAGAATCGGAACGAACTGTGCCATCAACTGACCAAGAACTCCAGCCTCATCATGTTCCCGGTCTAGCCACTTTCCCTCTGGGGTTCGCACATCAAACACAAAGAACTGAGTCTTGTCGCTTCCATATTTGTACTCACCCTGAGTCGGAGTGATTTCCCCCCACAACACATAACCCTCATGTGCTCTGCACCAGCTTTCAATCCAAGGCAGTTCTTTCAGCGCCTTGCGGAAGATGCAACCCGAGCTAGCAGACTTCCACAACTTACGTGAGCCTGCGTACATTATACCATCCATAAAGATGTACCGCGCATTGCTGCCGTGAATCTTTTCGGTGACAATGACCGGCTCACCTTCTTGAAAAGTGTTTGGGTAGTTCTTGAGCGCATCCACATCGTAAACTGGGATGTTAAGGCTAATGTTGTCAGTAGAACCATCCGTGTTAGGTCCGATTCTAAAGAAGTTCCTTACTCTGCGGCGTAGAAAATTAAACCATCCTCGGAACGAATGAGGATACTTCCGCTTCAGCTTCGGTGCATTTGAGTTCTCACCCTTGGTGCCCTCTTCGTCTGGGTCGTAGTGAGTGATGCCCAAAGCCCCTGATACATCAAATCCTTCCCATGTGTCGATATGTATTCCAAGAAACACCTCTAGTCCGGGAAAGTCCGTGATGGGGAGCAACAATCCCTCTGACCATTCTCCTCGGAACTTACGAACCGTGATGCGCCTCTTCTTTTCAGGTACACGGGGATGAAATGGGTCAGTTAACAGACACTTTACGCATACCGAAGAGTCTTCGTGACAAAGCACAGAATTCTCATGTTTGCATGCCAATGGGTTATTCAAAAGGTCATCCAGATAGGGTTGCCAAATAAAAGAGAAGGGGGCGGTTTGTGGGATCACTGAGTCGGGTTGAACATAAATACCTAGCTGTCCGGGAGTAAATTGCCCGGTTTTTGTTACAACTTGGTATTCCCCAACGGGAATAATCTCCAAGGTGTCCGCGTTCGTGTGCGGTAGAATCTCCGCAATACGGACAATGTTAGCTTGATGGTTCGCTTTGTTCGCCATGTCGCCTGCCCTCCCATGGATAAGTATCTTTCAAATTCCACCCGTTATCGCTGGCATAGATAAATTGATACCCGGCCCAAAGCCTCAACGCCTGCCAGAATCGAAGGTCCGGCTGGCTCTCACAATATTCTACAAAACTACTCAGAGTCTT